ACCGACTTAGTAACCGTAGTGGATTTGGTCAGCGCCTTTGAAGCCGAAAAGAAATCACTGCCGTATTTCTGCTGGAACTCAGCAGCCGCTTTTTCTTGCTCGGCTTTTGCTTTTGCCTGAGCCGCTAGCGCCTCAGCTTTTTGTTTTTGGTACGCTGCTTTTTTCTGAGGTATCTGGTCAATCTCGGAGAGGATTTTCTTTTTGAACTCCCCAATCTTTGTCCCGTCTGGAACGTCGACCGCTTGGATACCTTCTTTGTCGCTGGACCGAGCCAACTGCAAAATCTTCTCTGCCGAAGCATTGTTCACTTCGGTCTTTGAGCCTTGGAACGTCGGAGGCTGCGAGAACAGACCCTTTGGAACCTTCTTGCCGTCGGATTTGAGCATTTCATCGGCTTGAGCGACCGACGCAGCAGCAGCCTTCTCCGACGCCTTGGCTGCCCCAAAATCGGCCGTAGGTTGCGACACAGGAACAACGTGTTCAGGGTTCGCGGTTGCACCATCTTTCACCGCATCGAGCAACTGCTTCGAGTAAACGTGAAACGCTTTGCCAGCGGTGCTTTGGTATCCTTGTGTTTTTTTGACATAGGACTCCAAACTTGCCGAGTCGCCTTTTTTTGCGAATTCGTATGCTTGCTGGATTCCATTTGAAAATGTGTTAGGTGGCATGGTCGGCGGCGGTGGCAACGTTGTGGTTTTGGTTGACGCGACAAACGACGCTGGCGGTGGTTGTATTGGTTCGCCCTTGATCGCTGCGCTCGTATAGATCACCGGAGCATCGTCAGCAACAGAAGATCCAGATATAGAAGGGTTCTTCAATGATAACGCGATAGCCTGACCGAGCACTGAGGTCTTTCGATTCACGAGCGTGTCGACCATTGCGTTTTTTTCATCGGCAGTACCGGGATGGTACTTTTGAACTAATTGATTGATGTCGTTGTACGAAACATTATTTAGCTTCATAGCTGAGTCGTAAAGCTGCTTGTCGGTCATCTTACCGAAGACTGTAGCCATCGACTTGTTGATCTTTGGATCTCGGAGCGTATTGAACTCATGCGCGAAGTCCGCAAACTTTTTTTTCCCAGAACCACCCATACCCGAGTAGTCAAGAGATCCACCTGCATCCACCAATTTCAATTTTCCTTCGTGCAACTTGATATTGTCCATCGGGTTTTCAGAACCCGCACCGACAGCGTCCCAATTGTTCAGCCATGCGTGCAAAGCAAAATCGTCGGCCGCAGCAACCTTGTCACCAGCCGACCATTTGAGCTTCTGGGAACCTTCCATCCACTTTGTCGCGATGCCAGTCTTTCCCTCAACTTGAACCAAGTGAGCATCTACAACGCTCCCACCGGCCAATTCATATAGTTTGAAAGCCAGAACTTCGTTATGAGCGCGAGCCGGATTGTCTGGTGTCTTGACGTAGTATTTCGCACCGTCTGGGCCGATGTACGTTCCACCTTTTTCGGTCCCGAGCGATCCACCAATCTTGGACCAGCCAGCCAGAGCCGGTGTACCAGGAACTTCCACCGCACCTTTCGGCGGGGTCTGGATTGCCTGCTTGACGATTTCATGCAGGTTTTCCCAAGCCTTCACAGCACCCTTCTGGTACATATTCGGGGTCTTGGCTTTGATTACAGGCTTCGAGTTTAGGAATTCTTCGTACTCGCCATTTGCCACCATCTTCTCGAGTAGCTTGATTTTCTTCCGGTAGACTTTCGCAGCGCTGGTATGCTCCGGCCATTTGTGATAGTTCACCCCGCTGTCGATCCACTTTCCGTCCTTTGCTCTTGGCTGTCCTTTCCAGTGGTCAGCGCCACCCGGCATGATTGAATCCATAACCGACTCGACCAGTCGATACACGCTCGAAGCGATCAACGCCTCGCGCAGACGTTGCCTTTTTGCAGAACGCATTTCCTGCATCAGTTCAGGCTTTTCCTCGATGCTCCACTCGCCCGGTATTTCGACTTCCACGCCGGGAGGAAATGCCGCGATTTCTTCTCGGAGTTGTTCAGCCATCGCAAGCGCTTCTGGCGTGTTGATTGGCAACTGTTGACCAAGTTGGACAGCAGCCATGATCGACGCTGCATTCTCGACGGTAAGCATTAGCGGCCTGCCTTATCTAAAAACTTCCGGTACGCCTTTGGATCGTGAACCTCGAGCGATCCGTTTTGATACGTTGCAATCTTCTTGGCATCCCCGGTCGTGTCGTACAGGTGAGCCTCATCAAAGCTCCCGTTTGCAACGAACCGAGGGAACAACGCGCTGACTTGCGAATGAGAGTATCGCAGGAACGAATTGGGGACCATCCGACCGTCGGTTTTTGCACGTTCAGCGTTTCGCTTCAATGCGGTGTCCAGGTCGGTTGTCGCATAGACTGCGACCACCTTCATCCCGCGATCCCTAGCGATCCCAACCTTGCCAGCCAAGCCACCTTCGGATCCGTTGCCAGTTCCGTCCAGCATTGTGTTGTAGCCACGGCCAGACGCGATTGCAGCAAGCTCCTTGGCCATGTAAGCCGACTCGTCATGCACGAACGCCGCCGCCCTAGCATCCTTGCCGCTTGCTTCCGCGTATTCCGGCAGCATTGATTTTATTTGGTCCGAATCCACTCGAACGATTGATCCAGGGATTTCAGCCAAACCACCAGCCGTCAGGGTGCTCTTTCCGGATGCCGATCCACCGCCAAGCAGAACGAACACAGGATTGTTTACAGGCTCCGCACCGGTCAGCAGCTTGTCGTAGATTTCAGCGTGCAGCTCACGACGCTCATCGGTCCACACGCCGCCGCGTTGGTGCATTGCAGAGCTTGAGCCGAACAGGTCGATCGGATTTCCACCCTTCACGCCCGACGCGTGCAACGCCCTTTGCAGGGCCTTTGAGTATTCCATCACCTTTGGACTTGGATGTTCGACCGCTTGCAGCCCGGCCATATCCGCATCGTTGAACATTGCCAACATGCCGTTGATGACCTTGTCGTTTTCAAGATTCCGTTCTCGGTCGCTCGATACGAATTTTGGTTTTGCCGGTGCTTTTGGCGTCCGTTTTGGTGGGCAGTCGTTCTTTACTCCACCCTTCTTGCCGGTCGCACAGAACGCCTCCCGCAATCGCGGATTTGTTTTCAGTAGCCACGACTCCCGAACGAACGTCTTGCCATCCCAGGGAATGAATTCCTCGACCGACTCGCGCAGCAGCTTCGACACGCTTGGCTTCGACCAGAACCGACAGGACCAGTATCGAGCCTTGTACTTCGGCCCTGGGTCTTTGCAGTTATGCCGAGCCCGGAACCCTCTACGGCTTCCTGGATTGTCCCGCTTAATTTTCATCTTCGGATCACCGAAGCCTAGTTTAATAACGTTCCCTTTTTCGTTCTTAACGTAGACACCAAATTTCTTTGGTCCATTCGACGTACGAAAAGGACGGTAGAGTGTCTTTCTCTCGGCCTCCTGGACAGATTCCATTTGCTCTGGTGGTAGCGAATCGATCTGCCCGTCTGACGCATCCCGAAGGATCGTTTGGATTCCTTGCTCCGGCATTCCGATAGCACGCAGCAGAGCAACCGCGACCGAACGCCGGGTCTTTCCGTCTGCGAAATCCGTCAGCACATCGCTCACGGCCTTGCGGTTCCGTTGCCACTGTTGACGCGATAATCCCAGCCAAAGTGAAGATTCTGGCTCCGGATTCTTGGAAACGTTTACAGGATTCCCGTCCTGGCCAGCAGCCGGACCAGCAGCCCCAGGTTGGCCCGACGCACCGGCTTGCTGCTCTGCGCCGCCGACCTTGAGCCCGTTTGCCGTCTCGGTATCGATATCTCGTCCGAGTTCGTTGATACAGGTTTTGTCCGATACCCAACCGTTCTGCTTTTGAATCGCCAGAGCTTGTGCGGTCTTGAGTGGATCGACCGGAATAATTCGCGACGGAATAACCTCGACTGTGACCCGGTCCCGGACCGCATCCCAGGAATCGAAACCGGCCGATCGAAACCGGCCCTTCGACGCTCCGAGCTTGATTATTTTCAGGATCATATCCCGCATTCGCTCTTTGCGTTGCGACTGCTCTGCGAGCCGGCCCTGCATGAACGGCCCCTCAGCGACCAGAGCCGACGCGAAGTTATTGTTTGCATAGGAACCGGTCAGCATCCCCTCGACGAACGCATGGACCGAACCAGCGAGCCTTAGAGCCGATTCCATAACCTCGATGTAGATCCCTGAGTTGTTTGAGCCGAGCAGACCAGCCTTGTACGCCTGCCCTTCGGGAACGTCCAGCCGAGTACCCGGAAGCATTCGCCGCCGTCGTTGTGCGAGCCCGGTCAACGGGTCCACCTTGCCGGTCGGAGGTGCGAACCGCTTAACGATGTTATCGGCTTGCCTTTGCGTTCCGTCCCGGTGCTCGACGATATACGCAATCGCAGCCTGAGTAGCGGCCCCTTCTGCTGTGTTGGTCAGTACCCGGTCGGCCCGGAGCAGATACAGGTGCGGTTTGTAGAAGTCCGAGAACCCACGCTTGCCCCGCGATCGTACGTTACGCTTCCACATGCAGACGCGATCCGCAGGAACGTAGTCCCAATCGGTTCCAGCCGAGTTCCGGACGAAGTGATACCCGATCGGTCGCTCCGGTAGGGATTCTTTCGTCAGCACGCCGAACGTCCAGGACGGAACGAAATCCAGCCCTAGCCATTCTTCCAGTTCGCCTTTGGTTGCCGGCTCGGTCAGTTCGTCGGCCTCCCGAGAAACGACCATACACTGACCGTCCTCGTAGATATGCTCACCGATGAACTCGCCGTCAGCGACCTCACGCATGTAGGACTCACGCTCGAGTTCCGTTGACCAGTTTGATACGTCCAAGGACTCCCGAACGTACAACTGGATCGCCTTCTCAAGCCGCTTATCGTCGGCCTTAATCGTCCAGTCGAACCCGGTCCCGATCGTGTAATCGAGCAGCCGGTTCACCCAGGCTTGGGCCATTGGTACCTTTTCGACCAGCAGCCAGGACATAGCCCGGATCAGTTTCAGGTCGGACTCGTTTGTATAGACTGGACGGTATCGACCGTCGGCCCGGTCGTAAATCTGAGTGAACGCACCGAGTCCATTCGTGTTGAAAAACCCGCTCGAATCCGTCATGAACTCGGTCACATCGATGACCTCGCCCCAGGATTCAACTAGACTTTTACTCTCGGCCATCTTTTCGACGATCAGATCCATAGTACCCTCCGGCCTGACTATAGGTCATAATTGCTCACCATGCGACTCGACCCTCAGACAGTGTACCAAATCTTCTGGCTTTCCCACGCCGGAACCCCCAAGACGGAAATAGCACTCCGGCTTCGCCTTGCCAGGAACACCGTCACCGCACACCTCTCCGGTCGGCTCCGCTGGCAGTACGATCGCAAACTCCGGCATCGGATCGCCCTTCTGACCATCCCGCCGATCAATCGCAAGCAGCCACCGCCAGGGATGATCACGATTGCCGAATCGTCGTACTTCTTCGAGCGCAGGCCAACGCCGAAAAGCATCCTGAATCGATACGAACTTCGGATCGAGCTTGTCAACGGTGCGAACTTTACTACGATCGAATGGGCGCAAGAGTGCGCAAGAAAACGCAACGCCGCGAATCTTGAAGGGGTTTGCATGACCCGCGACGCTGCGAAATACCTTTACGGCATCAGGACCGAGAAGTTGATTGTGCCCC